TTCTCTTTTTCTTAGAAGCGCAATGCGCTTTTTCAGAAAAACCTCTAGGACGTTTACAATTAATAGCACGTTTGCGTTTTTTGCTCCACTTCCTTTTTTGAGGTGGCTTGGAGACTTGTTTAGACATTTGAGAACGTGACATAGCCATCTGTCTGTCCTATCTAAGAAGCGAAGAAGCCTCCTAGACTAGCAGCTAATATTAGACCTGCTAATCCCCACAGCTTCATATCAAGACCTTTTAAAACTTTATCTTGATTTTCTAAACGCTCATCAATTGATTTGTACCGCAGAGCACACTCAGCTTCGTGCTTTTCAAGTCGGGTAAGGAGTTCGTCTGTTTTAGCCATCAGCACTTCCACCTTTTTCTTGCTTGGCAAATACGCTTATTAGGCGTTTTGCGGCAGTTTATATTGTGCTTTTTGCGTTGTCCATCGGAACGAGCACAAAAAGACTTGCGCCTTTTTGCCGCTTTACTTCCTTTTTTGACTTTACCTGTAACCGCAGTTTTTAATTTACTGCCGGGGTTCATACGACGATATGCAGCCACACCTTTTTTCGTCATCCCCGCCCCACTTTTAGTGGGACGGAAATTACGCTTATTGCGTTTCGGCATCTTTTTTGCCGTTCGAGCCATTCTAGCCTCTAGTTAAAAAACACAGTGATAGAGGTGATGTCGTCGATAGTGGCAATATGCACATCATCTGTAACCAAAAAACCTTCATCAGGAAAACTGATAATATCAACCTCGCTTGTCAGCAGATCACAATGCAAGACCACAGTTCCAGAAGCAGAACCGTCCGTAATTTTTAGCTCTGGCGTACCAGAACCCGCAGTTGTAACCAATACCTGACGCACACGAGCCCGACCTATTGAAGCATCACCCGTTGCGGTAAGTCTCTTGGTCTTAACGTCTGAACCAGCCATGTTAGCCCCCTACTGATCAGCAATTACAGGGGCAGTAGTGCTAGTAACATTCCCAAAGATTTGATAGTTGGTAGTGTTCAATCCGACAATAGTTACATCAAATCCAGCGGGTACATTCAATTGAATACTGCTGTTAGAGTTCCCATCAGAGAATACTGAACTAACTTCGTTGCCATCTGTGTCTAAGAAGGTAACTCCGCCAATATAAAAATTTGCATTGCCCGGCGTAACAATAATTGCATCAGTTGCATCAGCCGCCCCACCTGCATAAACAAACCTAAAAACAGAACCTGCGATTGGTGCTGGTAGTGTGTAAGTGTTGTCTTGACCCCCGTCTGGAACAAGCAAAATTCTTCCGCTATGTGTAGCGTTAGTAAGAGTTACATTGCCATCAGCAAGGCTTACAGGCGCATCACCGAGAGTAGTTACTTCTGTAATAGTGCCAGTAGTAGCATTTTTGCTTATGGTCTTTACTGTGCTTTCAGAACGCAGTGGACCAGAAAAAGTAGAATTAGCCATATTAGTCTCCTGTCTTGGCTAGTGTCAGTTGCCCCATGCAACTGTCAGGAGTCTTTACTATACGCACAAAAAAAGGGGCGGTCAATGCCGCCCCTTTCGATGTGGTATCGTTACGCTCCGGGTGAACCGAATACGCAACGTGGATCGCTAAAGCCGAAGCTATAACGCTCACGAGCTTTGTAACGCATGTTACCTGTGTCATAATCAGGCTCCATTTGCGTTGTCAAAGCGGCTCTCTCAAAATGCTTGAAGCCATTTGGAGAGTCAGTTTTGATGAAGAACGCATCAGTATCAGTAAGATAGTCGTTAACGACATACCCTTCTGGCAACATACCCATGTTGCGGAGGGCGTTTATGTCGTTATCGGACGTAGCAGTACGAAGGTTCGAAGCCATCAGACGCTCGGCAACAAATTGTAGCTGACGTGGGATGATCAACTTAGTACCACGAAGGGCGATAATCAGACCACGCTCATCAACAAAACCAGCAATGCTAATCAGAGCATCTTCAAGAGATGTCTCGTTCAGATCAGCAGCAGTAGCGGGTTCGTTGTTGAATGTGCCACCATTTGTAAGCGGGTGACTTGCATCACAAAGAGCAACACCATCACCACCAGCAGAAGCACCAGCGGTAAATGCGTTGTTCAATATAGAAGCAGCCTTAACCTGCTTTGTGTGAGCCATTGCACGAGCCAACGCACGAGTGTAGCGAGAAGAGAGACGATCATAAAGATTGTCCTCTACAGCTTCTTCTGTGATAGAGAAGCCAAGAGCTACTGTTTCGTGTGTGTAACGGCTTGTGTATGCCTCTTGAGCGTCATCATAAGAAATAGATGACCCTTCAGTTTTTGTAGGAGCCGCACCAAAACCAGAAAGCATTACCTCCTCTTCAAAAGCACGATCAGATGCCTCTGTGTCAAAGATCTCTGCATGTTGGTTTTCGTATCGGTTATACTCCAATCCAAAAAGAGCGTTGAGTCCAGGCTCGAGCTCTTTTGCGAGTTGTGCGCGAGAAATAGCCATAACCTATACTCCTATACACCTGTCGTTGAAACAGTGCCACCAGCAATCGCACCGTTAGGTGAATTGAAGTGGTTGTTCAAACGAACGATTACACCAATGCCGGAAGCAGAAAAGTCTGCGTTCTCAGCATCATCGACAAATCCCATAATCCGAAGATTAAGCGTATTCGTTGTAGCGATTGTACTTACAGCTAACGCCGCAGAGGACATACCAGTAGTTGTGCTACCAGATGTACCTGATGAGAAGTTAGCATTGGCGAATGTTCCTGCACGAGCAGTAGCTTCATCCGTCAAAGAAGCATCAGACGCAATTACGAACTGTTGCATGGGATCATCATAAACAAAGGCTTTGACAGGAAAGTTGCTGTCTGCACCCGACCCAGGGTAAAAGTTTGAGAACACAACTTCACCAGTAGTGGAGCTTACATACTCACAACCATAAAACGCACCTAGGATACCCACAGTTCCACCAGCAGCCGCGCCAACAATGTCGATAACACCTGCTGCAAGCGGAATAACTGGAGAACCTTGGTAGATTGCGTTTGAGTTAGTTGTGGCAATGCGATACTCAGTCGTACCAGTGGTGTTTGCGCCCGACCCTACTTTACCAACGGGACGTAAGCCAAATGCACCATTTGAGTTTGCCATTTTAGTCTCCTAAACAAACATTTAAGTTCTAATCAGAGACATCCTTGCGATTGCCTCCGAAAGTTACACGGCTTTGCCTATCGCTCTGGATAGGCATTGAGGGATGTTGTTCCCTCATGAGGTTTTCATCAACGGCTTTCATCTGGTTGCGGGTCTGATCCCGGAAATAAGCAGTTCTTTCAGATACCGTTTCCTCTGGAATACGACAGAGCATAAGCCCCCCGTTTCCAATAACGCCTTGAAATTTCCCCTCTTCAATAGTTGGAGATTCAAAATCAGGATATTCATCTGCTCTCACAGGTTCCCATCCTTCTCGAAGCTTGGCATGAACATTTGTTTTGTCATCCTCGCCTCTAATCCCAACTCGAACCCAACGATGGACAAATCCCTTCGGGGGTTCGGGAGCCTCCAGCATACTAGGAGGTTTCCAAGGTGTGCGTCGCGCTTCTTTTTTACGAGTTTGCGATTCTCGAGGTATGCGTTTCTCTGTCATCTTATGTATCCTTCTGTAGTTTTGCAACTTCTTTTGCATAGACATCGTAAGGAACATTAAGTTTTCTTGCGATTGCCTTTTGAGAGTCAGTCAAAGTAATTACTTTCTTGCCGCCTTTAGTCGTTGTTCGAGACGCTGAATTTGATGCCGCAGCAACTCTTTGTTGCGGTTTCTTTTTCGATTGGAACTTGCTAGGAAAATCGTTCTTAATCCGCGAATCCAATTCCGTATAATACTCATCAGATGTTGGATCATAGCCTTCCTCCTCAACTAATTGTCTGTGAATACCAAACGCCGCATAAGTCATAGACTGATCTTCACCAAACCAAGTGTTCTTTTCTGCCCATGCTTGTGCTTTTGGATCCGGTTCTACTGGTGGTGGTGCAGCTTGTGCTTGCGGTGCTTGCGTTTCTTGAGGGACTTCACGTTGAACCTCAAGTTTTCTCTTCGCTTCTTCGTATTTAGCTTGATCTAACGCTAAACGGCTGATGTTTTGCTGTGCCTGAAAAAGTGCTTCTGCGTCGCCCTCTTCATGCGCCTTTTGGTAAGCAATTTTAGCTGTTTCAAGCTCTGAAGCCACCCTGTTACCAAACTGATCGACGACAGCAGTTGAGTTACTTTCTTGTTGTTTTTGTAACTGGCTGACTTGGTTTTTCAAAGCCTCGGCATATTCTAATGCCGCCTGTTCACGTCTTTCCGCTTCACGTCTTCTATACGTCAGCTTTTCGATACGTTTTTGTACACCTGCGGTATACTCAGTAAGCTCTTCTTCGTTTCCGGAAGCATCTTCTTCAGTTGTTTCTTCAACTGTTTCTGTTTCAACTGGCTCTTCAACCTTTGTTTCTGGCTCAGAGGTTTGCTCGTCGAGTTCAACTTCAAACTCCTCGGTTCCTGTTTCGTCGTCATCTTTGGGTTCTGGCAGTTCTGGCAGTTCTGACATCTTCTTCTCCTAAAGCTTTATGTCTTCTGGATCGACGATAGTTGCAATCACCTCGTCGTCGTTAATAATTCTGACCTCACCGTCCTCGAGTTTAAAACGAGAACCAGAGTATCTTCCTATGCAGACCCAATCGCCTTCTTTACACCACGGCTGCATGTCTGCTCCAAATTTTTCGGGGTCTTTATATGCTAACGGTCCCACCTTAATTACATAAGCCACAACAGTTGCTAACGCTTCACGGTCTGCAACAGCATCCGGGATATACACACCCCCATCTGTTTTTGCTCGTCCACGATACGGCATAACAAGAATCCGCCAACCTGTAGGCTGCGGAACACGGTCTAATGCTTTTTGAGATTCTGCCTGTTTCTTTGATTCTTGTTGCGCTACTATATAGTCAGGTACTAATAGAGTCTTCGTCATCGGTATCAAAACCTTTCAGCAGGGCATTAAGTTCATCAATGGCAAACGAGAGTCCCTGTATCTCGCCTACTAAACTGCGATACTGTTCCATGTCTTTAATAGACCCGCTGGTCACAGTGGTCGTTAAGTCCTCAATTCGAGTATTGAGATTTTTGCGGTATTTGGTGAGAAAGTCAACTACATTCAAAGCAAATCACCTTACTCGAATACTACTGAAGTGTTGGTTTGTGGTGAATCAACTGTACCAAACGGAGATGCTCCAGATACTGATGACCAGACCCACCTAGCATTGCTGCTTCCTTGTGTGTAACTAGCGTCAGTTCTGTTAAAGGTCAAACCGCCAATCTTCATTGTTGTAAAGCCGGAGTTTGAATGAGACCCTTGAACTTCAAAAACAATATTTCCATTACCGCTTTGTTGATCGACTGAGCTTTCCCCCAAAACAATTAAATTAGACCCACCAAGAAAATCTACCGTAGTATCATTACCTGAACCTATGTTTGAGGAACTAGAAAAAAGCGTGTCCTCTGATGTCCCTGACTTGAAGCCATTGTAAAAAACAAAAACAAAGCCGCTGATAGAAAAATAGCCATTGGTAATAGTTGTAGACCACAACTGATCAGAAGCACCGTAAAAATCATTAAAAGATATTTGACCGCTGGTAGGGACATTAGTGTTGACAGAAGAATTAGGGACGAGGCTGCCTCCACGATAGAACTCGTTTATGGAATTGGGTGTACTGTCCCCAAACTCTGAGGCGATAGCACTTAAACTAATTGCGCCTGACGAGGGGAGAGCCATTATTTTAGTCCAGTAAACTTGCCGCCTTGGACAGCTATGCCAGTGCCTTTTACTACACCGCCATCACGAAATGGACACTTTGTGCCTTTAACAACGCCGCCCTTTTCAAAGCCCATGCGTTCAACGGCTTTCTTGCCCTTCTCGCCAGAACGAGCAAGAGCTTTCAATCCTTTGTTCGGTAGTTTTTCTATCGGTGTCTTCATTGTCTTATCCTTGTGGCATTAAGCCGCCGAAACCGCCACCAAATCCTAGGGAAGCAAGTCCACTAGAAAAAAACGGCTGATTCGACGGACGTTGTGTGGCTGGTTGTGGTGTACCTAGTGGTTGCATAAATTGTGACGGATTAGAAGGCTGTGAAGAACGCATCTGGTCTTGCTGTATCTGTTGTCTAATTAAATTGGCTAGTCCGCCCATGCGACCAAACGGATTCATTATTGGTTGGCGAGGTGCTAAACTTGCAATACCGCCCATACCCGCTTCCATTCTTGCTTGATTAAACCTGTTACCCATCATGGGATTTATAGCGTCCGGACCAGAAGAAAAAGGATTGGCTGTTGTAAGAACCATACGCCGTTCATCTTCAGTCATTACACGAGCAGGTTGTGGTTGTGGCGCAAACGTTGGAGTCATAGGAGTTATAGGTTGTGGTGAAACCTGTGGTGGTTGTGGTTGTGGTTGTCCGCCAAATCTCTGGTTAAAAGCCTCTTCGGTTAAAGGCCGACCTATTGGACCGAAAATACTAGCATTGAACGAGTCCCGATAGTCTTGATATGTTCCTGATGTATTGAACATTGGTTGTGGTTGTGGTTGTGGTTGTGGTTGTGCGCCCATACCGAAGCCCATGCCTTGAAACGGATTGCCCATCATCATTCCGCCAAAACGTGCTCTGTTACCAAAACTTGTGGGTCCTCGTGACGGTTGGAAAGGTCTAACGCCACCTTGAGGTAGACCGCCCATAATACCCATCATCTGCATCATAGATGGTGGAAGATTCATTGCCTTAGAGGGGTCTACAATTTCAAACTGTGACATCTGTCTATCCTTTTATCCGTCCAATAGACTTTAGACCAAAACTTGCAGCGATACTAGCCATAATTGACCAGCTTAACCACTCGGGCAAATCCTCGCGCAAAAATCTAAACCCATCTTCGATATATGGCTGTGCAGGAGGATAGAAACAGGCTGATAGCAATAAGACAAAGAAAATGGTCCATAATTCGTCTTTCCACGAGTCTTGACTCGCCCGTGCCTGTTCTAGCTCCCACGCACCATCTTGCTCGACCTTCTTTGTTTGCGCCTCAATCTTTGCGACTTTGAGCCTCTGCTTCGCCGCCGCTTGTTCAGCCCTGTTTTTCAAGAAGGTGGAGCCGAGATTTGCTAATGGTCCAATAAGTCCCTGTAACATTAGTTAGTCCTCTTGTTGAGTTCTTTCATAACCGCAATATCTTCTTGCGTTTCAATTCGCTCTCTGTTGATCTCGTTACGCTCTCCAGCTATCTCAAGCTGTGTAGCCAATCTATCCTGCGCTTGTTGCGCTGACTGCATAATTCTAGCCTGTTCAAGCTGTGCATCCATCGCATCTTTCTGCGCTTTACGTTGATTATCCTGCGCCTGTAGCTGTACTTCAGCCTGTCTGATACCGACCAACGGATCAGGCTGTGGCTGTGGCGAGACTTGTTGTAAATACTGCTGCACAAGTTGTGCATTGATCTGCGGAGCGAGTTGCATCATTTGCTGTTGCATTTGCATCTGAAGTTGTTGTGCCATCATCGGATCCATTTGTTGCATTTGCATCGGGTCAATGCCTTGTTGTTGCAACGCCGCCTGAACCTGTTGTTGCGCCTGTAGTTGTGACAAGAACCCTATACGCTGGAACATTTTTGACATTATCAATGTTTTTACAGCAGGGTTCTCCATCACAGCCGGACTTACAAGTGCCGCTACATAAGCCGCTAAATGTGCCTCTTGATTTTGATCCGGGAATACCTCAAACGGTTTGCCAGCAAACGCTGTGGAGATTTCTGTCGCTGGGTCCATAGGCTGTGGTGGTTGTTCTGGTTGGAGCAGAGCGTCAATGTTCTTGACCTCAAGAGCCTGATACATACGACGATACGCTTCACGCAGATTGTGCAACTCTGGGTTTTGCGCCGCCATCTGTAGTTGTGTTTGTGCTAGAGCATGACGTTGTGCCATAGAGAAAATGTTCGGATCAGAAACAGGCAAGATGTCAATGCGACCATCAAAGTCTGTCTTGAATGTCTCTGGTGGCACAGACAAAGCATACGGATATGCTTCCATAGTCTCAGAAATAATCTTTGTAAGAAGTCTAAACTCTTGACGTTGTGCGTAGTGCAAACGTTTATGTATTGCACTCATCACCCGTGAGCCACGCTCTAGTAAAGCAACTGTCGTGCCTACCGGAGCCTGTGAGTTCATATCGCCTGTAGCGGTATCAGCAACAGTAGCATAGCGACGACCACTATCGACCAAAACACCCAAGAGTTGTGAGAGAGTGCCACTCGGTTCTTTGTACGGCAAAGTCTGAATCGCATTACGAATATCTCCGTTAGGTGCATCTATGTCTCTAAACTCACCAGGTTGCAATGGCTCGTCATCGTTACGAATACGAACACCACGCATTTTGAAACCAGCAGGTAGGTTCGATAACGTACCTGCATCAATCAACTGACGCAGGATAGATGTCGCCGCATAGGACAAACCACCGATCATGTGGATCAAACCGAAGCCGTAGAAACCTAGACCTGGTAAAAACTTGTAGTGCACGAAGTGTTGCAGAGCACGTTTCTCAGAATCATCTTCTTCATAGTTACGATAGATAGACAGAACCTTGCCAGAGTCACGCTCGATGGTAACAGTGTATGGAATTTTTATACCTGTTGGTTCGCCCTCTTCATCCATGTCCTCGAAACCTTCGAGGTCAAGATGAGTGTGCATTTCCAGGATCGTGTAAACATCATCAGAATAAGACGGACGCATACCGTCTAACTCGTCACGCTTTTCCTGTAGTTCTTCGTCGTTTTTGTAAGAACTTCCCGGTCCAGGCAAGTCTACGTCACGATAAATACGAGAAACCTGCAAACGACGGATGTCGTTCTCTGTCATCTTTGTCACATGCGTAATGCGCTCTGCGGTTCTCAAGTCTGTCGCAGAGTACGGAACAACAACATCTTCAGCAGGAACAAACTTAGAAACAGCCCGACCTTTGATGTGATCAAAATAAATCTTTTTAAATGTCGAACCAGACAACGGAAGGTAAAACAACATCTGATCCATGTCAGGGTCGTACTCTTCCATGACCTCCATGACATAATAGTTCATGAAGTTTTCTACACGACTTGCTTGATCAACTGTCTCTGGTGTCTCAAGTCCAACAATACTTGTACGGACAGGACCGCTTGCAGGTAAAAGCTCTTTGTAAGCTTGCGCCTGAAACTGTGTCACCGATTCAGAGATCAACGGATGTGTCACGCCACTCGCACCAGAGAACGGTGCGTCACGTTCTTCGTAACGAATACCAAGTAAATCTAAACCACGAGATAGCGCAGACTGCCACTCGTCTCGTGAGTCTTGATCATCTTCAAACATTTGTAAGCAGTTAGAAGAAAGTTCGTCTAAAACAGCGTCTGGTAAATCTTCTGCCAAGTTGCTGTCATGAACGAGTTCTAAATTTGTGTCTTCTTCGCCCGGCATAATAAACTGTGCCTGACCGTCTTCACCGAAGACAACACCGATCATATCTTCTAAGTCTTGTTCCAACTCGACAGGAGTTCCTTCAGTTTCAATCTCCAAAGACTGACCTTCTGGTCCACCTGCTCCCATAGACTCAGCTACAAGTGCGCCTAATTTTTCAATATCTGATTCTGACATAATTCTTTATACCACCCGTTTCCTTACAAGACCACCTTTAGCGAGTTTAACTTCTGGCTCAAAGTTGTCCAGCCCTTCAGGGAATTTGATGTACATTGAGGGTTTAGAGTCTATTATTTCATCTTGGTGTATATAAGGCACATCAATAGTACCAACCTCAAAACCGTATTCTTTTAACTCTTCCTGTAGTTTTTTCATTGCGTCGTCGTATGTTCGTTTAAAGTGAGCCGGATCACCGCCTCGACCTGCGCTAGTTATGTCAGTGTAATTAGGCAAAATTACGCCGCTTAATCCTTTTTCTAAAGCTACAGCTACTTCTTGTTTTAGCATATACATAGCTGTTCCAGTTTGGTCTTTAAAAACAGGATCTATTTTAAATTCTTTTGTTTCAGTGATTTTTTTGTTCTCTATAAAGTTTGTTATTTCTGGGTTATCTTCACGGAACTTGCTGTCATATTCTGCAAGTTCTTTTCGTTTATTACCAAGTTTTTCTGTTAAAGCAGATGCTTCTGGGTTGTTTATGTCGCCCCTTTCCCGTATTTCTTTTAACTGGTTCTCGTAAAAAGCTCTGTCGTCTGCGTATCTATCTAAGGCTTCTTCTCGGGAAAGAAGCACTGTGTCTTCCATGCCAAATTTACCACGAGGTAAATACCTTACTTTTTCGTTTGAATCCGCTGGTACTTTTTCCTCTATATTTTTGATTGCGTTATTAACACTATCTATTTTTGCTTCGTTACGAAGAGTGTTGTCCATAGTTATCTTGTTATAATTGTTTACGCTTTGCTCAAGTTCTGCGATTTCTGTTTTAAATTGGTTTACTTTTTCTCTATACGCAGGAATTAGTTCATTTATTTTAGTTTTAATGGATGAATCTATCACTCCCAAAGCAGCAAGCTCATCTGCTTTTGAAAGAATGTCAGTCTGTCTTTTTCTCTCATGTACCTTTTCTGCCAATAGCCTTAGTTTACTTATGTCCACGTTTAGCAAAGGAGTTGAAAGATCGTCTCGTGTTAGCCCGTCTCTTCTTCTCTCTCCTGACCTTATGCTCTCTAATTCATCCGCAAATTGGAAGATCATTTGTGCGTTTAGTTCTGTTGGATTTTTGATAAATTGTTTAGGGGCTATTTTTGTACCTGTTGGACTAGTCACGACACCTTGTGCTTTTAGCATGTCTCCAAAACTCAGTCCTCCCTCATCAACGTACACAGGCTCACCAAGATCATTAAACTGAAGATTATCAAACGCATTACGAGTATTGAACTCATGGAATTGGAAACGCATATTGCCAGCGATATACTCTTCAGCGGGCATTTCAGTTTTGTTCGGTCCTAGTGTGTTTCCTAACTCCGTTCCGTCACGATATGTTAATCGAGCTATTTCGTTTAAAAGAAAATCATCGTTTAAAATGTTCATAAGTTCGTCAGATTCTCTGTATATAACTTCGTCGAGTTCAGAAATTTTACCCTGTAATTTTGCACGTTCCTCTGCGCTCGATAGGTTTTCTGCCATCCTGAAGTCTCCTAAATAATCATCTTGTACTTCTTCTATGATTTGTGCGCCGTTAGGAAACTTTTCAGCGTTTTTTGTTCCGGCATCAAACTGAACAGTAACGCCTCTAGTGTGCATCATGGGATTTGGAAACGGGACATCCACAGTTTCAATGCCTCGATAGTGAGCCTCTTTACTAAGTAAATTGTCAAGACCGGGTTGTCCTTCGTCAAAATGAGCGTGTCCCACAACATCTACTGAGATATACCCCACACCCACGTCTCCGTCTTTTGGATTAGGAGTTAAACGCTGTATGTCTGACATTCTAAACTTGTTGTTCTCATTTATTCGAACCATTTTGAGTCTGGGTTTGTTAAGATTAAACACGTTTTGAAGATCAGATAGGGTCACTTCTTTGTTTTTGTTTAAATAATCTAACAAACCTGTTTGTTTTAATTCGTTTTGGCTAACACCGAGACGCTCAAAGCTATTTAAAACAGATTTAGAATTACGGGGCTTGTTTGCTTGAGACATACCCAAACCTGAATCTGGGTTAAATAATAAACGACCAGACCTAAAGTTATATTTAATGTTATCGGCTATTTCGAAAAACTCTTTCAAACGAGGAACGCCGTCATCCCCGTACCCTAGCCCTAGTTGTTCAACAAAATCTGCTTTAACTTCTGAGCTCCCAAGAGTGTTTTTTGCGTCATCCGGAACAAATGCTGCCGCTTCTTGTCTCGCTTTCTTTGTTTGCTTTTTTTCTTCCCTCGCAAATTGTGCCGCTTCTTTCACAGGATCTAAAGAACCTATGCCCTCCTCTACTATACCAGGAGCATCCCGCACAAAAGTATCCGCTAATTTAGGAGCAGCTTTAAGCCCAAGTGCGGCAGGAGTTAAAGGACCCGTAAACGCACCCGTT